ATTGTCGGGAGTTTTACTATATGTTCCTAATGTGGTACTCTTTACTTCACCATGTGCTAACTCTGGATCTCCACCAGCTTGCATAGCAGCTCCAGTTTGCGTTATAGCAAAGGTTGAATTGGTCCAATCACAAAATCTCAAACTATCCGTACCTTCAACAAACGCATGGACTGTAATAGGAGATACAAAAGGTGCAGTAAGTTCTGTTAAAACTTCTACACTAATCTCACCATTACAAAATACAGGACAGTTTAAATTGTTACCAGCGCCCGTAGTGTTGCTATCCAAATTGGAATCAAATGGTGCCACAGCATTATTCGTCGTTAACCATAATTGCGGTCTCGACCAGTTAACCACTAACTCTTTCTCTGAATCCAACCCGATATCAAAAATGACGGATTGAGAAGTCACTTCACCATAACCGGCAATTGCGCCGGATGTTCGATAAGGATGATATCTAAATAATAATCTACCCTTATGATATGGTGAACAAACAACTTTAAATCGAAATTTTAGTGCACCAGTCCAGTTTCCAGAATTGTGTGCCATTAGGCCAATGGGTGCCATATGGTGATCAACGACTCCGGCGCTAGGTATTGTTTGCCATGTGGTACAAGGCGACACTCCAATCAGTGCCAACATTGTACCTGGCGCTTGCGTACTATTCCATGTAATAGGTCTAAGATATTGAGGTATTTTATATAGAAAAGCAAAAGACATTTCGTCCCTGGGTGGAAACCCATAAGCTTTTGGATCTATAGTTAACTGTCTCAATGGGTCCATCGTTAAAAGTTTTGATGAATCCCTACCCGTAACCTGACAAAAATTAGTAGCTGCAACCGTCTTAAATAGCTCCCCCTTATTTGCAATAGGGGGATTCGACATGCCAAACAACCCAGCAATTCCTCCAACAGCTTTAGCCCCTATCTCAGTGGCCATCGCAAATCGACCAATAATTGGTATATCCTTAAAATAAGACGCCGCAGTTGCAACAGAAGAAGCAACTGAGGATATAGGTCCTTTAGAAACCATTTCATCTCCAGCCTGTAACACCTCAGTGTACGGGGTTGGAGCACCTAACGAGACATCGTCCCACCACGCGTAAGTTTGTACGGTAATAGGATCGGGAGAGGCAGCATTAGCAGACCCTAAGGGTGCTAACACTGAAAATAAAATCCTCCCTAAGTCTCCAAGGCTCATGGTTGTTTGACCTTGTAATCCTATAGCATCCGAATCGGTATACATCTCCAATTGCATCTCGACCGGCAAACTAGTTGTTGGATTAATCTCTACGTGTTGAACTTGAAACATAAGTGGTAAAGCATTATATTTATTCTGATATTGTGTAGTCTGTGCGTTATAAAAAGGAACGTAAGACGCTATGATACGACCATAATGAAACGGTGTACCATTAGTAACAATTCGAACATGTAATTTCCCTTTTAATAAGGAAAAATGCTTAACTTTATCTCTAATAACTGTGTTAGTTGACAAATAAGCCCAAGGATCAATTGTTAAAAATCGACCTGTTGTAGCACTCGTCCAAGTAAACGTATTAATTAGTATCGCTCTTTTAAGATAATTAACGACACCATCCGACATGTCTTTAAAATCTCTAATCGTGGAAATCTCCATATTTTCAGTTACCAACTCAGTTGGATTAACGTCATCAAAAACGGTAGATTTCCCACCCGTTTGATCTTTCTCTGTAATGACTTGTTGTATGCCAGCCATAGGCATTGTTGTTGTTGTATTAATTTCAGCAAGTGTTTATTTATTGCAAGAACTCGACCACTCTATCTTGTTCCTGTTGTTTTGAGAATGGTCACCACCCAACTTCTGAATAGAAGTTATTACAGTGCGCAAGCTTCCTAAGCCAGAGTCTTCTCTAACCCTGTTTCATCACTATTATAGGATTTACTTACGATCGTTTTGTTATACTGACCTCGACTAGGTCAGGAGTACTTATTAGGCCCTCTCAAGGGCCACCATGTTAAATCCACCACGGCTCATGGGGCTTGTGTTTTACGTCCTGCCAGAGACGGGGTTCTCAAGTATCATAAGTGGCAAAAGAATCATCTCGGTAGATTCTTGAAATATCGTCAAAAGACTCAATTCCAGAAAAATCACCTAATTCTTCTAATGCTTTAATCAACTCTGGCCTTCTCTCCTCAAAAAGTGCCTTTCCATGCATCCATAACTCTCTATTAACCGAGCTAATCGCACTAATTGTTTGAGCTTCACTACTCACAACTTTCGATGCAACTTGCCAACATAAAGGTTTATAGACTGATGTTAAGGCTAAAGGGGCCAAAACCCAATTGTGTTTAACACCATCAATTTCAATTTCCGTTGGTTTAAAACCTCGCTTCAAGAATTCTAACTCTTCCAATTCCTTGACAAGATAATCTCCATCGGTCTTCTTTGACGGCGTTACTTCTATGCCATATACGGCGAA